ATCGCAAGTAAATGACATTAGTCCAGATCAGATTAGAAAACTCTTTCAATCCTATTTTTTCAAACACTCGATTGTAAGACAACAAACTGAATCGTTTGATTATTTTATGGAAATTATGCTGCCATCAATAATCAAGGAGAATCAGCGTGTTGAAGTCATTTCAAAAAAACAAGACACAAAGCACGTCATTTCGTTTGAAAACGTGGTTATTTGCAAACCCATGTTTAAAGAAAATGATGGAACTGTACATGACATTGACCCGATTGAATGTATCGCGCGAAAAGCCACCTACTCGTCTTCAATTCTTGTCGATGTTACACATGATATGTATGAGAGGAAACCCAAGCAATCAAAACCGCTGAATACATCAACTGAATCGAATGATTTGAAGCAGCAGTCGTCTACAGAGACAAAATCTCTATCCAAACCTACAAATATCTTGTGTGCGAAACTGTCACGCGAAGAAGAGGAAATGCGTGATGAGGAGGTAAAAATGGACGAGGACAAGAATGAAACAGACTTGCCACCCATTGAGGAAGAGATGGAACAAAGCGCAGTTCCAGCAGATACTACTGAATATGATGAAGTGTTGTGCGAATCTAAAGTATACAAACAGTATACATTATTTCGCCAACCAGTTATGATTGGATCAAAATACTGCCACACTCATTCACACACGCATTCGGGAACATGTCCTTATGTCCCTGGAGGATATTTCATGGTAAATGGCAATGAAAAGGTGATTTTACCTCAAGAAAAACTAAGAAATAACTACTTTTACGTGACGGATGATCGTACGGGCAAGTACATTCTAAAAGGGGAAATCCGTTCGTGGCACGAAAGTAAAATTCGCACCACATCCACCTTGTATGCATATTTGTCATGCTCGCGTGGTGGCACATTGCCAACAATTATGTTTGACGTTCCTTTCATCAAGGGATCTATTCCACTGCCGCAGATCTTTCGCCTGATAGGAGTCCAAAACACGTGGGAGATGCGTCGTTACATTTTGGCGCGTTTCGATTACACACAAGAACATCCATTCGATCACTATATTCGATCGATTCTAAAGGACGAGCACTCTGAACTCTCACTCGATGAGTTGAAGGTTCATATTGCTAAGAAGGGAGGATCGGAACCCACCAAGGAAAAACGAATTCGTTATGTGGACAATATCTTTCATAATGAGTTTCTGCCACACATGGGATTGGATCGTACAGAGGACACGCAACGTAAGAAGGCAATCTTTTTGGGATACATGGTCATGAAGTTTCTTCGCATTTACAATGGCGATCAATCGGCAGATGATCGTGACGACTATGCAAATAAGCGGTTGGATCCTGTCCATATGTTGTTTGCGCTTTTACTGCGTCAACTTTTGCGTGCATTCCTCAAGACATTTACATCCCAGGTTCACAAGGCAGCGGAAAATGAAAAGCATATTTTTGTAATTGATATGATGAAAAACTCGAAGCGCATTACGGCTGGTTTCAAGTATGCACTTTCTACCGGGAATTGGGGAATGAGTAAAGGCGCAAGTACTCAAACGGGTGTGGCTCAAGTATTGACACGCATGACTCCGATTAGTACTATCTGTCACATGCGAAGAACCAATACTCCCATCAATCGCGACGGAAAACTTTCACAGCCACGTCAATTACACCTCAGTAGTTGGAGTTTAGCGTGTGTGACTGGAGATACTATGGTATTGATGGCCGATGGAATGACGTGTATTCCTATTCGTGACGTAAACCTTCAACCAATAACAACTGTCAATCGAACCACATTGATTGACGAGCCTTCCCCGCTGTGTAGATTCTTTTCAAAGATGCCTGACAAGTTGCTAAAACTGACAACGATCAGTGGACGAGTTTTGAAATGCACGCCAGATCACCCAATCATGGTTCAACGAGAAAACAAGTTTGAAATGGTCGAAGCCGGAAAATTATTGGTCGGAGACATTATCATTGTCAAACACGTGGTCAACGAATATGCTCGTGATCCGTCTTATACATTGATCATCCCACCAGAAAGAGTTCCTGAAATGTATCGACACGAACTTATTATTCATGGTCTTGTTGGTCAACCTCTTTCTGAAGACATTGCAGAACGTCTGGCTCGACTGGTCGGGTTGTGCTGGACAGATGGAGGAATTCGCCAAGACCCGACATATGGTCATTACATTATTTCCGTGAAACGAATGATTGATGCCATTCAAGTCATGAATGACATACGTACACTAGGACTTGATTCGAAAGTGAAATCACAACAAGGTTTTTATACTATTGAAGCGGACAAGACACTGATTGGATTATTTGTTGCTTTGGGTATGTCTGTATACGATTGCAAGGACCCATCATACCCTATCTTACCAGACTGGATCACGAATGGATCGAAACGGTTAAAGCAAGAATTTCTTGGTGGATTCCATGGAAGAAGTGACTATATGTTTACAAAAGTTTATGGCAATTCTGATGAAGATAATATTGATTCGTACAATCCAGGAATGATTCCACTCTTATGGTTAAGTAAAAAGAACGAACCACATACAGACAAGATCATTTCTCAGTTTACAAAACTTTTTGGTGAGTTTGGCATTGAGTTGTATCCAATGACTTTACGCGACGAAACTTGTTTATTACATCTTACACAAACTATGGACAACTTGATAAACTATGCAGAAAGTATTCCGTTCCGATATTGTAAATCAATGGAAGAAACGTCTGCGCACGTTATTGAATGCCTCAAGGTCATGAAGTTCTTGAAAGTGAATGATTACAATCAAGACATCAGAACGCCAACTGAAAAAGTAAAGATTGCTTTGCATTCGATCGAGGAAATTCAACCAGAACTAGTTTATGATGTCACAACCATTTCTGAAAATCACAGTTTTATTGGAAACGGGTTCGTCATAAGCAACTGCAGCCACGAGTCCCCAGAGGGCCAGGCATGTGGTTTAATCAAAAACTTGGCACTGACAACGTATATTCGTCTCGGATATCCGTCTCAGTCTATTTTCGACATTCTCAAGTACTATTTCAAGTTAATTCTAGAAGCCAATGCAGACGATGTACGTACAGGTACATGGGTGTTTATCAATGGAACACTGTGGGGCGTTGTTCCGGCAAACGAAGCCGATGGATTTGTCACTCGCATACGAACATGGCGCAGAATTCAAGACATTCCGTTTGCCACCTCGATTACACACCACAAAAAACTTCGCGAAGTTCATATTGTCATGGATTCTGGCTGTTGTCTGCGCCCTGTGTTTGTGCTGGAAAACATTCACAAATTCAACGACATTTACAAACTTCACAAACACAATCGTTATATGTTGTGGGACAAGATGATTAGCAACGGAGTTATTGAATACATGGACAAGGAAGAAGAATCGACGATGCGAGTGGCAGTGCTGTGGGAAGATTTGAAGAAACCGCGCAAAATCGACGAACCGCCATACACGCACATCGAAATTCATCCTATTGTCATTCTTGGCATTTCTGCTTCGTTTGTTCCTCTGTCGAACCATGACCAAGCGCCACGTATTACCTATGGCAGTGCCATGTTGAAGCAAGGAGTAGGCCGCGTCGGGCTGAATGCAGACGAACGATTTGACACGTCTGGAATTCATGAATTGTTTTATCCTCAGAAGCCACTTGTGTCTTCATTTACAGAAGTTTACACACATCTGAATGACTTGCCGTATGGCGAAAATGTCATTGTGGCCATCATGAGTTATACTGGATACAACCAAGAAGACTCGTTGATTTTGAACAAGGGTGCAGTCGACCGTGGTATGTTTAGAAGTCTGTATTTCCGCACATACAAGGATACGGCCAGAAACGCAGGATCCGAGCAAGAGGTCTTTGAAGTTCCCAATATGAAGGACGTGTCTGGTATTAAGCGAGCCAATTATGAAAAACTGTCGGTCAAGGACGCATTGCCAGATCTACATCAGGTCATTGATCAAGATGATGTACTGATTGGAAAAATTATCCAACCATCGGATGTCACCAAATGCACGGAAGTTGATAGTTCAAAAAAGGACCGATCAACGATTTACAAGAACAAGGAATCTGCACGTGTTGATCGTATTTCAAAAACACTTACCAAGGACGGCGCAACGCTTGTCAATGTGCGAACACGGTCTTTGCGTGTACCAGACATTGGGAATAAATACTGCCTGGATGACACACATGAGGTTCTAACAACACAAGGATGGATTCCTATTGCCCAAGTCACAACACAACATCAAGTTGCCACCATGAATCTTGAGACAAGTAAATTGAGTTACGAATCCCCAACTGAATTATTTGTCTTTGACATGGATGACGAGCCTTTATTCTGTGTCCAAAGTCAACAAGTCGACTTACGTACAACACTGAATCACAAGATGGTTGTTAGACAAAAAGAATGTGAACGATTTAGCCTTCAAGTTGCAGTTAACATTTTTAATGACACGGTTGAATACAAAAAGGATGCGATACTAGATCAACCAGAGTTCGATTTGAGTCAATATTGGTCAACCGGATATGTATTCGAACATAATATTCCTGATTGGTACTGGAGTCTTAGCCAATCACAGTGCAGATCTAGGGTGTATTATATACTTGAAGAACTGTCAGACGACAATCGGTCATTCGTTACACACTCGAACAAGTTTGCGGACGATTTCCAACGTTTGTGTTTGCATGCTGGGTGGACGTGCACTAAGACAAGACAACAACAACTACTACTACAACATGAGTGGTTATTGACTGTGGAAATGGAAAACCTGACTCCGACGATTAAACCAGTTCACAACAAGATTATTCGATTCACTGGCAAAGTATACGGGTTCGATGTTCCAAATCATGTTTTTTATGTCCGTCGAAATGGAATACCGTGCTTTACTGGCAACAGTTCGAGGCATGGGCAAAAGGGTGTTTGTGGTATTGTGTTACCCCAAGAGGATATGCCGTTTACTGCCGACGGTATCACTCCTGATGTGATTATGAATCCGCACGCCATTCCTTCGCGTATGACGCTGTCCCAGTTGTTTGAGACTCTCCTCGGAAAGGCTGCAGTGATGGAGGGTAAGTTTGGAGATGGGACTGCATTCAAAAACCTAGAGTTGTTGATGGAAGAAATGAAGAAACACGAAGAGGAGGAAAATGTAAACGAAGAGGATCATACCAATGAAGAAAAGGATGATGATAATCATCATATGAAAGAAACCAAGGAAACCAAGGAAACCAAAGAAACCAAGGAAGCAAAGAAAAGAAATCGTACGCATGACATGTTGTTGGCCAAAAAGATTGGTGATGTTTTGCACGAGTTTGGTTACAATCGTTACGGAAACGAACGACTATACAATGGAATGACTGGAGAAATGCTGGACGCAGAAGTGTTTATTGGTCCTTGTCACTACATGGCCCTCAAACACATGGTGATTGACAAGGTTCATGCACGTGCCACAGGTCCTCGACAGATTCTCACACGCCAACCCGTCGAAGGACGTTCTCGAGATGGTGGCCTGAGGATGGGAGAGATGGAGAAGGATGCACTTGTGTCTCACGGAGCATCTGCGGTTCTTCGAGATCGATTGCTGGAGGTTTCAGACAAGCACAAGACTGCAGTGTGTGGTCAATGTGGCATGTTTGCTGTACTTGCGCCTCCCAAGAAGAAACATACGTCAAAGATGCTTGGAACTGACACTAAACCTTACTGTCGCAAATGCAAGACCTCCGACTATGTCAAGACGGTTGTTATGCCCTATGCATTCAGTATTCTCATGCGCGACTTGGAAGCATTCCACATTTCGATGAAAATGGAATTAACAAATGAAACCTAAATAATCTCATATAATCCCACACGCTTACACACCCTCACACCCTCACACCTTCTCACCCTCACATTCACACAGACATTGTACAATAGTTAAAGTTTATTAACCGGTTAAATGACACTTTTTGAAAATTTTCAAAATAAATTAAAATAATTATACTTTTTCAATAATTAATTTTTTCGGAGGTGATCTAGATCGTGAGCGCGATCGACGCCGTTGATTGTATTTGACACTTGTTTGCTGAACATCCTCTCCAGCCAATTCCATAATGTCTTTTTCATAAAACAGTTGAATGGGAGGGGCATTTCGATTGTGCCAATTAAGTGTTTTAAACGACTCTATGCTTCCTGCATCTACCAGTTGACGCAAACGCATTACGCTAATTGAAGGATAAAGGTTTGAAATGGTAGATTTGGTAATCAGTTTAAACTGAATATTACTCCTGCAACCCATGCATAAAAATTCGTTTGTGATAAACCGTTTCGGCGACTCTTCTTCACCACACCCTTGACATGGACCTGTTTTGGGTTCATCTTTGACACGCCCTTTTCCTATTGCAGATGATGATTTTTTAACCTCAGACAAATCAATATCCCGCTCATCTGGATTATTTTTAATATACACGTGTTTGGTTTGAGAATCCTCTTCTTCATCCGTCGATCGTTTTGATTTGTAGGATGATTTGCCATAATCTTGATCACTCTTTCGCTTGTAGTAATGATTTCCAGAGTACTTTGATTTCGAATACTTGGACGACATTTTTAACCTTTTGTTATATGTTTATAAATATTTTATTAAATGCATACAACGAATATGAATAATTAATCATCGTGACGACTGGGAATAAACTCCCATTGCAATTCAGGATCGTCACAAATTTTCTTGAATATCTCGTCTTGTTTTTCGAGTTTCTTGTCTCCTTTGAGCAATTTGTACAATCCACAAAATTTATCCATTCCAAGCAACTGACAAAACTTGTAAATAATATAATTGTACGACAAAAAGTTTTTGCGCTCATCTGGTTTGTATTTTAACCACAGTCGATTCACGGCCCTAAACATGCTTCGAAGTCGTTCTTCTTGTTCGGGTGTCCTGCGCAAGGGAGGTTTTCCAGTGATTCTGCACCACAGTTGTGTATTCTGTTTGTAGACATGCCTCATTTTAAGTTCCTTTGCAATTGAATAAGTCATTTCCATCGTAATTTTCTCTACGTCTGTGATTCGGCGTTCAATCAAACGATCCATTACTTTTTGAATATCTTCCATTGCAATGCGTGTGCTCTCTTTGGCTTGTGAATATGTGAGTCGCTCATTGAAATGATTCATACGCAAATAGGCAAACACGGTAAACTCAACTTCTTCTCCATAAGCCATGTGTGAAGACGTGGCATCCAAATAATATTTCCAATTTCCACAACACGGACAAATTAATGTAGATGACCTAGACTCGAGAATCATTACATCATCACATTCTTCACAAATCTCATTTGGTATGACACGGATATCTACTGGTACATGTTCCACTTCATGCATATAATCCTTCATGACATTGGTTAGTAACTGCGGATCCATGTTTTCTTCTTTTGGCAAATACACGGTTTCATTCGTGGACTGGCGCAACCGTTCCATCGAGTGTACCTGTTGCTCACGCTCATAAGCCTCGGCAAACGGAACTATCTTTTGTTTGAATTCTTCAGTACGAGTTCCATTGTCGATGGAGGTTAACTTTTTCTGAAGTAGTTCTTGGTCCTTTTTGATTTGGAGTTTTCTACGAATTAATCCACGACTTGAATTATCTTTGATACGAAACTCTTCTACAGACAGTTTGTCAAGTGACTGTAGAATGTCTGCACGCTCAGTGGCCAACTGGTTAATAAATTCTTGATACTTTTTCGACACATATTCATCAAATCGAACAGATTTCGAAAGTGTTTGTGAATCCTGTGGCGGTTTTTTTCGTTTTGGAGTTTTTGCCTTGTCGATTGTCCATGTAGACATGGTCAACCAACGGGAAATGGATGTATATGGTTGATATTATTTTTATACTTTTTGTACTTTTTGTATAATATTTCTAAAGAGTGTAGCAGACGTTTCATTCGTCTTCTGTGTACATATAATTTGTAGCGCGAGTGAGATGTTTCATATGTGCATCTAAATTGTAGCACAGATTCATAATTTACATCAAACATAATCACAAGCACTTCTCCAGCACTCACACACTTCAAATCCACAACATCATAATAACCAACAATGACGGCAAACTTGACTTGGTTTCCACGCACCTTGGCACATGTGCAGTTCAAGACAAATGTCGCCAACCCATCAAGTGTCGCATATGAGATTCGTTCCAAGATACAGGCACTCGCGACAGGGAGAGGGAAAGGGAAAGATCGCTCATGATATGAATCGAAATCCAATTCGCAGACGAGAGCACCTATCCTACACGCATGTTTCGTTTGTCGTTTCAAACACCAATCATGACGTTCTCTCTTGGGGATTGAATGGATTTGATTTGCAAAAGAATTCGGTTCACAGTGAAGAGGTGGCGTGGAGCAAGTTTCTGTGTCTGTTGAACAACAATCGCATTCCAAAGCGACTTGTTAAGAAGGGCGTCTACATGGTGAATGTGGCTCTTACACGAAGTTACAAGTTGCGTATGTCGCGTCCTTGCAAGCGATGCTCCACATTACTGTTCAAGCATTCTAATTTTATCAAGAATGTCATTTGGACAAACGAGGAAGGAGACTGTTGCCACTCGACGACAGAGACCATCCTGGAAGGAAGCAAGTTGTCGAGTGGTGATGCCAGATTGATGAAAATGAAAGAATAGTATAATAAATATATTTGTTTATTATTCTTGACGACGACGCTTTGAAGCAGATGGGGATGGTCGTTTATCTGAGCGTTTATCTGAGCGTTTTGCAGATGGCTCTTTAACTGATTCTGCACGTCGTTGAGACTTTTTAAAGTCAAATAGTCGCTCCATGTCCACCATGATTCCCTGAATTAAATTTCTTACTTTTCTCAAAAAGACGGTTTTTTCTGGTGTGTTAGATTTGTCGTCCAGAAAAGGTTTGTCAACCAGGAAAGGTTTATCGTCCATGAAAGGTTTATCGTCCAAGAACAAAACGTCAGATATGTACTTGTTTAATAAAACATTTTCATTTGAAATGTCTGATTTCTGTAATCGCTTGGCGACATTGAAGAAGTGTGTATAGAATAATTTTCGCATAAATACAAACACACGGATTAATTGCCCCATGTATTTATCGGAATGTGTGGAAATGTGGTCTGCCCACTCTGTCAAGAACGTTGGGTTTCGCTGTAGTTTATCCTGCAAGTAGTTATAATTAATTACAAGAAGAATGGCCAGTATGAGGGACCAATTCGAGCAAGTTCCATATTTCTTTTGTATGTTTTTCATGAAGAATATTTGGTGAATTTCTATATCGTTTCTTACTTGTGTGTGTTGCAATACGAATTGATAATGAAAAAAAGAAGTTGTTTCAACGGCAGAGAATTCGGAAAAGTCCTGTATACATTCATTGAAGGACACTCCACTCGAGTCAATAAAAATTCTATTCCAAACACATACTTTCGTCTCTTTGTTTTCGTACGGCAAGTAAACACATGCTGTTGCATGGTCGCATATATTCATATTACAAAACAAAACTACTGGCAAATATGATCCTGTCATCATGTAGTATACACGAGACTGGAAGAGTGCATTTGTGAGCGATCTAACATTTTTAATTCTAAACTGACCTTGGTTATCGATCAAGATGCGTGCGTACACAAATGGATTCATATTTAGTTCTGAAGAAAACTGAGACAAAAACAAGTAAATTAATTCAGTCAACGTCCCAAAATGTCCTTCTTCGCGCACATACAAGGAGCATTTCTCTTCATCATCTGTCGAAAATGTTTCCAGTTCTTTCATTTGATGATCAAACGTGCCTTTGAAATTTGCTTTAAACGCATTTAGTACAAGGTCATTGTAGGAGTCGGGAAAATCGCACAGTATATCTAAAGCCTTGGTTGTTAAACTTTTTTTCCTTTGGAAAGATGTGTATGTGTTGTACATACTGCATGCGCCTTCTTCACCGGTGCTTATTCCCACCATTCTGTTCAGTATGTCGTGTTTTTCGGTTCTGTTAAGGTTATCTTTGAAAAAATGAAAATCGGACAGGTCGGGATGTCGTTGTATTTTCTCTTTCACGAGGGGTAACACTACACCAAGGTCTTGTTTTAATTCCATGTTTATTTTTACGTGTTAAAATATTAGAAATGTGCCGTTCTGAGTATATATTAAATTTCATTCGATTGTAGAAAAATGGAAACGATTCCAATCAAATTAAAAATTAATGATCATTATGAGACGCTCTGTCTGATCAAACTTTACCAAGAGTGGAATACCAATCAACTCAAATCCTACAATTTCTCAAAATCACAAATGACTCGTATTAAATCTCTTTTTGAACAACATTCGTCGAGTCTGAGTACATCTGTACTATCAACTCAATTACCAACTCAATTACCAACAGTGCAAACTACACAACCATCACCAGATCCCATGCGATCGGAAACAGAAATCACGCATATAGTAGACCCACAGTTTAGTCTAGATGTGTATACCGACTCAGATTTCGATCAATACAACCCAACATTTTCAACCAAATTTTATTATCAGCAATTACTCAATGCTCTTAATGTGATTCATCAGAAACCTTAGAAGCATCAGACTGATCTGCAACTTGGGACTGGTCGACGTTTTGCGACACTGGACGAATCAGTTTGGTAATGTCTAAACTTTGCGTTTCCGCAAAATTTTCAATCACATGCGACCAAGTAATGTGTTTGGGGTAAACATATCCTGCTGCTTGAAGTTCACGCAAAGAAGTGAGTGGCATGTACGAATCGCCAACAAACCATCCAACGCCATAGACATACAACAAACGAGACTGATAAATTTGTCCCAAACACTTTGTCGCCAACACCACAATCTCTGCATTCTTCATGATATTTTGGTGTTGGCTTGATTTCCTAACAATCCAAGATCCATCTGGTTGATTGGTGAGTTTTTCCACAGTTTGTGAAAAGTCAAGATTCGTAAACACCAATCCACATTCTTCCCAGGTCGAAATGTCCGTATATGCTTTGCACTCCATCACTTCCAGCGATTCTTCTTCCGACAACACTTCACGCTTCGTGTACAACTTTTCAAGTAAAACAAAGAAGCGAGCGACAAGGCTTCGTGAAAAGTCATCTGTAATCTCAGAAAATGGCCTGGCTGAAAGTTTTTGCCTACACTCCTTCTTGAACTTCACACGATCTGCCAAGTACTGAATGTTTTCACGCGTGAGAGGATGGGTGGGGTTCTGTTCGAACCAACGAACAAAGGCATCTGCGTTAAAAGGAAACAACTCGTCGTTTTGCATGTTTCGAATACGAATCACGTTATTCTTGTCATACGTATCAAAAAGGTCTGATTGAATGATGTCTGCAATATCACATTCATTGTCATGTTTCTTCATCACTTTGTGATATTCCGCTTTTTCAGATGAGAAAAGTCTTTCACGACTCATGTTTGCTTGTTGCGTGGTTGAGTGGAAGACTCTATGAAAGAATGATCTACAGATGATTCGTAAAAAAAGTGAGTGCAATCGTAGCGGACATTGTGTTGTGATCTCTTTTTATGTAGCATAAGAGGGTCGACGATCATAGAATATTTGGTTAAATTATTCGTAGCATGCTTGGTTAAATTATTCGTAGCATGCTTGGTTAAATTATTCGTAGCATGCTTGGTTAAATTATTCGTAGCATACTCATTCGAAATGTTTATTTAAGAAACAGTCTCAGAATTCAACGCCCCTACATCAATAATGATTGTCGTATCTCGATCACAAGGATTTTCTTCCTATTCTTCTCAAAGGCGACGCAACGATGTTTCGATGAATCTTGATGATTTCGTCCTTCGTATGGGAGGAGAAAAGGATTGGGAAAATGGAATCTCGGAGGAATTTCGAATCGATCGACGAGTCTTGAATTCTCTACCACACGCTTGCTTTTCTGAACTTGAAATCTGGGAACGATTTGTCGATTTGAAATTCACAAAACATGCGACACGGCGATTGATGACGTATGTGGGAAAAATTTCAGAAAAACCTTGGAACGGCGAAG